GAAGCGTTAGGGTATCGTAAAAGCTCAGTAAGTCTATCAACATAAATAGGCTCTAAGGCTTTTTTCTTATACCCCATTGCCTTTTGAAAGTCCTCAGTAGAGATGTCTTTCTTTCTCATTAAGCCCTGATAAGACTTAAACGCGGCTTCATCGACAACCTTATAGGTAGTCCAGTCGGGCAGCTTTACCTTGTCTGTAATCAGGGTTATTGTAGAGTAAAGGATATCATTAACCTGATAACCGTCTCTTATGTAGTTAGTTCTGTTATCGCTGATGCCAACAAAAGTGCCACCAGTTACCTGATAGGAAGCAAAAGGCTGGCCTATCGGCATCATCGGCACCGCTTTCTTTGTTAGTGCATCCCAAGCATCTTTTATTCTACCCACTTTCTTTATTTTACCAAGCCATCACCTCAAATCGGGGCTTGTTTAGTTTCGTGTAAATTGCATACCGCATCGCATCGCACAGGTGATCCCACATCTTGACTGGCTGCTCGTCTGAATGAACCTTGCCATCTTTATCGACTTTCCACTTGTAGGACCTAATCTCTTTAATTAGGTTCGTGCTATCAGGTGTAACGACTAAAGGCTGGCTTTTGACCTTTTGAATACCTGCATAGACATCCTTCTCGGCTGGCTTGGCATTGTACCCAGCTCTGACCAGTTCCTCAATAGTCTTAGGCTCGGCAGCATCACAGTAAATCTCATCTGACCTCTTGATGTTTAAGACCTTTAGCCTTTCTATTAAATCGGTGGTGGTTAGCTTAGTTTCGTAAAGCATTTCCTTGACAAAGGTTTGTTTTTCGTGAAACCCCACCTTGACTAAAGCAGTTGGAACTGAATAGCCAAAGTCTAAGCCATAAACCGTTTCACACTCATCCGGGAACTGACCTTGCCTCCAATGAGTATAAATAATCTCTGATGACTTACCTCTCTCCCCCAACCCGAAAACTTTCCAGAGGTTCTCGTCTGCATCTTTCAGACTTTCAATCTCAGCTACCTGCTCACTTGGCAGGAATGGGTTGTCTTTGTAGGTTGAATGGATTAAGAGGTTAGTATCTCTATCAGCGACATCGTACACCCAGCTCATCTCATCGACTGGGTTAAAGTCTAAAAAGATGGTCTGCTTAGTTCTTAGAGCTAACTGCTGGTAAATCGAGTGAGGCAATAAATTTGCCTCGTTTATATACAGTATGTCTCGCCCTGGTCCTCTTACCTTACCCGAGTCCTCAGCCCCAAAGAACTCTATATAAGAGCCATTAGGGTAGTGATAGACATTGTCGGTCTTGTTGAAGTTTTCATCTGAGTAGATGCCAGCATCTTCGAGTATCTTTAGGATATCTCGCCTAGCACCTCTCTTTAGATGAGGTAATGATGGACTAACCACCGATATCGTTACTTTTTCCTTGTGCGGTATGTAAAGAGCTAAAAGCTGAGATATTGAATAGGTCTTGCCGGATCGGGTAGAGCCTTGGTTGGCTATCACCCTATACTTTTTTGCCTGATAGGCTAGCAAGTTTCTTTCAAAGACACTAGTATATCGTATCTCAACTTGTTTCATTGACAGGCTTAAATATTATGTTAATGCCACCATCAACCTTAATATCTTGCTCTGCCTTTTCTTTCTGACCTAACCTTTGCTTGCCTAACCAGACTAACATGGTTCGGTCTTTATCTTTGACTGCGGTATCAAATTGCACTTTGCGTAGTAATGATTCCCCAGCCGCTTGCTTTTCTTGCTTAAATGCCACAAAATCGACTCCTAAATCAGACTTACATCGTTGATACAGAGTGTTTTCGTGGACTCCTATTTGTGCTGCAATTTCGACACCGGAACAGCCTGCCATCAGGTATTCTGCAACAAGGTCCCAGTCTATGGTGGTTAGTGATGACAATGGTTATTTTTTCTTTTTGGGTAGTTTCTTGCCTTTGCTCTTTTTATTCCACTCATCTACATTAACCCCCTGCTTCTCAAGTTTCTTTTTGTTTAGGTTAAAGTAGGCTGCTTGGGCTCTTGATTTGTACGGCATAAGTAAAAAAGCCCACAACCCCGAAAGGTTGTAGGCTCGTTGATTTTTTACCCTTTATTCACCCCCTAATATAAGAAATTTTTAGCAATCTACCAAATATAAGTGCTACTACTTATCAACATCAGTATTCCATTGACTAAGTATGCGGACCAATTCAAGCATGATTCCTTGACCTCCGGGTGTTTTTAGTGGATGGACCCCATCCAAACACTTGACCTCTAAAGAGGCATCGGCTGGGCAAAATAAGTGTTTTGCCTTACATAGCATAGGGATATCCCATGCCGAGTCTCCAATGGCTATTTGGTAGTCAAAAGGGATAGTCTCTTTATTCCGTATTATGTGCAACTGAGCCCCAGACCTCCGTAGGTATTGCTCTGCTCCAGGCCAACTGCTTGCGGTTACTAAGTGGACCTGATAGCCCATAGAGATTAGCTCCTTTATCGCCCCAATGTCTTTGTTATTAAAAGACTTAATAATGTTTCCTTGATGATCTACCCAGATTTTGCCATCTGTTAAGCATCCATCGATATCACAACAAATAACCATGTTTTACTTTTTTACTATCCAATAATACCAATCCCGACCTAATAAATTGACCGTAGCAAACTTATGTGGAGGCCATGCAATAAATGTCCCGTCCTTTTTGCCTAAGATAACCATACAGCCATCATCATCTAAAGAGATATCCCATTGATGGAAGCCTTGCCAGTTCTCATGGGTTGCCTCGTTGAAAAACCCTTGCACGATTAGATACCCTCCAGGCCTTACTGCTTGCAATAGACATTCTAGGGCCTTTCTAGGCTCTTGGGTATGGTCTAAGGCATTTGATATGTGAACTATGTCAAATTCGTTTTTATAGGTCAGTTCCTCGGCTGGGTAAGGTAGTGGGGCTACTAGTTTGTGCCTCTCAAAGTCAAAGACTAGCTTGTAAAGATCTCCCAATGGGTCGCAAGCGGTTACATTTACTAACCCATTTAGTATTGAGCAGACTCCCGATCCGACATCTAATACTTTCTGATTAGGTACAGATAAAATAAAGTCTGCCACCTCTTGGTTCAGCTCAGGTGTTTTTACTTTCTTTACCCAGCCTTGTAAAAAGCGGTCTGTTTTTACAAATTGCTGCCAAAAGGATAATTCATGATAAATTCCATGTAATTCTAGTGTTGTCATTTTGTTTTATTTAGGCCATAAATCTTGTTGCCAGTTTTTACCCCATTTTTGCAGCATGTGTCTTTGACTGATTGGGGTCCAGTAGTTTCTGAGCTGCTTTCTTAGCTGACCGATGGGATGCTCTTTTTTGTTCCTTAAATAGGTATGCCCGATGACTTGGCTATGAAGCACTCCTACCCTTTTAGGCTTGACCCGATGACACCAATCAAGGTCCATATAGTAGTAAGGCAGCATTTCATCTAAAGGGTTAGCATTAAAGACCTCTGCATTGACCATTGGGGCAGTCCATTCGATAAAAGGGGTCTCTTTGGGTTCGTGTCCGTTAGGCCATTGGAATTTATGATCAGAGGTAGGCATAGCCGGATGGATGCCAGCCCAGCCAAGCCTCTCGCAAGCCATTGCTAACTCATAAGGCATCTGAGGCTTAAAGGTTACATTTGAGACAAACCAATAATAGTCTGCCTCTTTGTTTTTGGCTATGATTGTATTGTAAGCCCTTGACATATTTCCTACCCCATCCCGACTGACTATCTCATAAGGTAACCCAGTTTCCTCGATACATTTTAGGGTCTCTAGCCATTCTGGTTCTAAGTATTCAAGGGCAACAATTAAAATTCTCATTTTATGGGTGTTAAGTGGACAATAAGGTTTCCATCTTTAGTTTCTATGTGCATGATAGCCCAGAGCTTATCAGTGTAGCCAAACTTATGAGCCTCAGATAGGGTAAAATAGTTTATGAAAGTGTGCTTCCGATAGCATCTTACATGAGTAGGGTCAGCAAACTGCAAGTCTGGGTTTGCCCCTGCTTCTGGGGTTTCTATGTATAAGGCTCCCCCCTTTTGTAGTATTCTATGGCTTTCATTCATAAAGTCCAGTAAGCTATTAAGATGCTCCACCACATGAATAGCGGATATCTCTGTCATGCTATTATCCTCAAAAGGCCAAGGTGTAAGGTTTAGATCATGTACGACATCGACATTGTCAAATGGTCTCACATCTAAAAAAATGTCATTCTCTCTTTTGGCCCAATTAGGACCGCATCCAACTATAAGCTGCATAAGATTTGATTAATTTTATACATCCAGTAATCCCAAGTGTATGTCTGCACATGGGCTTTAA